AAACTACAGACATGCAAAACTCCAACGTGCAAAATAATGCCGCTCAGAGTTCTAAAACTCCATCCGCCCAAAACAACCGCCACAACCGCACTTCGCGTTATACAACAGAAGACGTCGCTAAGCTTGATTTTAAGCCACGACGTGGTGGCCGCGGAAAGCGAGTTCCCCAAGGTGCACCACCTGTTCAAGCTGAGAAATCGCTGACCAAAGATGCACCACGCATCGAACCGCATCCCCCTGCAGTTCCTGCGACATCGGTGCGCCCGGTTGAAGAGGTTGTTATCCCCAACCCTGGCGCCCCTGTGTATTTGCCTAACGCCTTCCAGTTGAACGTTCAAAAGTTCTTGGTGATGGTTGGGCCTACACAGGAAAAAGCGCAGCAATATTTGGCGCGCTTGCATATCAATGCAGGAATCAAGACCGAGAAGATGGCTGATGTATCAAGCCCACACCCCATTTGCGCTGCTATCCGCAAATTGGTCACTGTCCGAGCCTTTGGTGAACTCAAGAAATTGGGTGCTAAGAAGGTCTATTCTCTTTACGGACATGAATTCCGCGACGAACATCTTTTGAAGATTATTCATTCAAAACCCCATTTGGTGAATCCGACTGATCAACTTGAATTATTCATTCACCAACCCCGAACTTGCCCGGGCGACATTGTCAGGGCTACCCATGTGAACAACTTGCATGATTTTTCCGACGGCGACATCTTGCTGGTCGACGTGTACCAAACCGAATATGGCGCTTTCTCTCCGAAGGTTCTGGATCAGTTCATGAGCTATGACGGCCAACGTCTTGCCTGGATTGGTCACCGGTTCAATGGTGCAGTCGGTCATTCTTTTGGTGAAGCTGTGTGGGCGCGAACATCCCAAGGGATTTTATTTTACCCCGATGCTTCTGCGCAACCTTATCCCCCGCACGATCCGTGTGACTGGATTTGGCAATCTCAAAATGCAACTACCGAATGTGCTTCGTATTCATGGGTGTTCAAGGAATGTTTTGAAGATTATTGTTTGGTCATTTTTGAACGTGTCGAAATGATTTATTTCGTTTCGAGTCCGCCTCCAGCCAATTTTACTTTGTGTGAGGTTGAGATTCCACGTATGCCAACAAACTTCATTGAAGAATGTGCTTATGATATGCTCTTGATGCTCCCCCGTATTCACACGCGATTATCCCCCATTAATTTGTGGCCTAAGGAAAAGATTGTACTCAACAATGAACTGTATCTTTACGCGTGTGATCAACTTGCCGGGAAAGCTATTGGATCCTATTCTTACAAAGGATTGGTCACATCTCTACGTGAGCTGGCCAATTCGAAGCCCATTTGGAAACGTCTCAGAACACAATTCCCAAACTACTTCTCCGTTCACTTAGAACGGGTTGCCGTTGCAGCTATCCTCGCTGATCTTCCAGCACGCACTTGGTTGGTGCAGAGCATCTCAAATTCTGATGGTGGTGCTCGTATTGATCAATATAATCGCACATTGCGTGAGGTTGGCGTGAAGCCTGCTGCAGAAGCTAGCAACCTTCCGAGTTGGAAGTGGTTGATTGTCATGGCCATCATCATGTACCTTTATAGACGTAAAATTAGCAGTGCTAGTTTTTCTGAATTGACTTTCGACAATATTGCCTTGAAAACTTTTACCGTTTTTCAAGCTATTTGTGCTTCCACTGGTGTCAAACGACTTGTTGGTATTGCGGAGGGTAAATACTCTCCACAACAAGTCACCCAGTTTTGGAATGACATTTTCTTTGCTCCATTGTTTGAAGAAACGATTAAATCCGTCGCGTCCCCTTATTCCGGATGGATTTTCGGCATCGTCGAATTCATTTCACGTTCTGGCTCATTTACATTAGGTCAGACAGCCCCAGCTCTTTGTTTCCATCTATTAACAGCTTCGCTCCCCTTTGCATATCGTGTGCGACTGCACATGTTATTCAATTTGGCTGCCCAAATCTCGCAACTCGCCCCCGCATCAAGTCGCCTCCGAATCATTTTGCCCTTAGCTCTTTGTTTCATTGTATTCGGATTGCTCCTCCGCTCTAAGCTTTTTTCTTCCCATTTAACCCAAAAGCCTTCGCCTACGCTCATTGCCGATGGTGGTGTGTGGGCGACCTATTCCGAAATGTTACGGCAAGATCATCAATCGCTGGATGATCTTGAGCATTTGCCTCATGGAATTTTTCCATTCCCTGAAGAAGCTTCTCATGTGAACCGTGCTCGTGCCCTCCAAGTCGTCAAACCGCAGTGTACTCGCCTGAAAGTAAAAGGCAAGCTGCCCGTTGATGATGGTGAAAATCCTGACTTGCATTGCACCACTTACATTATGCCAACAACATTTCCTTTTACCGTCCCTGGTAACAGCAACCACAACTTAGCTTGTATCATTCGTAATCGCATTTGTGTTGCTCCACCTATGGATCCCGACGAACAATACGCTCATTGGAAAGAGACTGGATGTCTTACTATAATGGACAAAATCCTTCTTCCAGCCGTGAGTAGCTTGGATCATGATGATCATTATAACGCGTGGTATGATAAGTTTGAACCTCGATTGAAGAAACGTTATGCCGCTGAAAATCGCATGAAATTGCTAAAATCCGCTGAAAACGAATTAGACAAAGGCAATAAAATCATGATCAAGACCAATGAAGCTCTGTGTAAAGCCGATATCGAAAAGAAACTTTGTTACAACGCTCCACGTCCTATAATTGCTGTTGAACCAGCTGTCATTTACTGTGCTGGTCCCGTCATTTACGCTGCCACCCAACAATTGAAGAAAGATCAAGGTTGGGATTCTTTTACGCAGTATGTGGATGACTGGATCGTCTCCGTCACCTGGGGTTCTGGAGTTTCAGATTTGGAACTCACTCGCTGGCTTAACCGCGTGAAGAACTCGCCCTCTGACGCTGCCGTCTACATTCTAGTAGCTGGTGATGACAGCTTAGTTGCAATTTGGATTGATGGAAAGTTGTATTTTGCTGAAGGTGACTTTGGCAAATTCGACCAGTCGCAGAGCTATGGCCCTCTCCAAGCCCAATATCATTCAATGAAGATCCTTGGTGTCCCTGAGCACATAATTAAGTTGACGATGAAAATGCATGGAACGCGTTTGATTGCTTGGCCTCGCAATGAACAAGAGAAAATTGTCATCAGTTTAGATGATCGCCCTATGCGCATCACTGGTGGCTTTGACACGACCTTTGGCAACACACTCATCAATGAAAATACATGGGTGGGGTTTTTCCACAATTACCCGCCTAATTCAGTACGAACAGCCCTCGAAACTGGACTTGATGCTTTGGCAAAATTGATCATGAAATTCTTTACTTATTTAGGATTCGACCTTAAACTTTTTGTCACCCAGGATATCTCCCAAGTCACCTTTCTTAAAGGCGCATGGTATCTAGCCAGTCCATTAGCTCGTCGCTCTGAAGAAGAGTTTTATGAACATGTGTGGGGCCCTCTGCCTTCCCGTTTTCTCAAAATGACCAAGTCATTCAATGATCCCCGTGGCATTTATCGTTCAAAAGATCCCACTAGTTGTGCCAAACGCTTCCTACATGATCAAGGAACTTCAATTCGTTTGTT